CGATCCGCTGGGCCATCGCGCGCACCAGAGCGTCACGGACCAGCATCTCGGCCGACGGCGAGGACTCGACCAGCAGCTCGTGCGACAGCACGGCGATCGCGGCCACCTTCAGGGCAGACAGCGACATCGACATGAAGTCCAGGCTGGTCACCGGGATCGCCTTGGACTCGCCGACCCAGCTCGCAGTCGCCGCGCCGTCCTGGCCCTTGATCATCACGTTCGAGGGAACCTCACGCAGGCCAAGGCGGTCGAAGACCGTCATGCTGTCGAGGTAGGAGATAAAGTCTCCGGTGTAGCGGGTGTCAGCCGTCACAAGCTCGCTGCCCCACTCGCCAGCGCCCGTGCCGCCACCAGGCACCGCGGCCTTGATGACCTGCACCAGCTGCGGGAACTGCTTGCCCCAACGCTCCTCGGCGATCTGCGAGGCAGTGCGCTCACCCTGCGACAGGAAGGCCAGCGCCTTGGCGATCACCTTGCGGGTGAAGAACTGGCCGGCGAACTTCTCTTCCGGGTCAGCCTTCGGGATGTGGATGGTCGGGCCACGCGAGCCAGCAGCGGCAGCAGCCGAGCCACCAGCGGCCGGGACAGCCTTGGTGAGGTTCAGCGACTCGAGCTGGCGCAGGCGCACCAGGTCGGCATCAGCGGTCGCCAGTTCAGCGGCCAGGCCGTCGAACTCTTCGCGCTCGGCCTCGTCGGTGCTGCGACCCTCTTCGATGCTCTTCTGCATGATCGAGCTCATGCGGGCGGCTTTCGCCTGGCGAGCAGCTTCCAGTGCCTGGATCTGTTCCTGAATCGTTTTCATGTCATTGCTTCCGGTTGATTTGAGAGAGAAACCGCGCATTGCGGCTTTGGTCCCCGAAACGCCGGGAGACGAACGTGACGAACCCTCGCCAGACGCGGCGATGTATTGGTCGTCAAGGGACTTGATCGTGGTGATCGTGGCTTCAGAATTAGCCGGAATGGTCACGAGTGATAATTCGAGCCACTCCCATTGCTTGAACCGCAAGCCGGATTCGATCCGCTCGACCTGTCCATCAATGGCTCGAAACCCAATCGAGACCGCAGAGACCAGCTTGTAGCGAAGCGACTGGATCGCCTCGTCCACCCGGTCTTTCAGGACTCCGGCTTCCTTGATGAGCGGAATCGTGGCCTTGAACGGGATGCCGTTTCGGTTCGGCTTGGCAAAGGTGACATGCCCGACTGGGGCGTCATTTCGATGCTGCCAGAGCAACGGCATCGGGGTCTTGAATTGGGCACCCAGCGGCTCGACCACATCGCCCATTCGGTCAGCCGTGGGAGTCGACGCTATGCCTTCGATGGTGACTTCTTCAGCCCCATCGACCATACCTTTCACATCAAGAATCGAAAACGCTCTGTTCGCCACTCGGCTACCTCAGAAAAACATCACCTGGAATGTCTTCTCGGGTTCCTTGCGCAAAGAGATGCCCGCGGCCATTACAGCCGCGACAATGCCGTCGACACGACCGGTCGCTTTGCGCTTGGTCACCTTGCGATTGCCGGCTGGGTCTGTTTCAACCACTGCGCTTGCCGCGCACCAGGTCATCGCCGGATTTCCGTCGTGGCGAAGCTCCCCAGAGACGAGCAGGCGCTCGTACTCATCAACTGCCGGTGCCATTGACTTGAAGCCCTGGCCGAATGCCTGCACCGGAAGGGAGGCTCCCTCGCTGTTCGCAAGGGAAAGGAAATCCTCGAACCGCCATTGGTCATAGGCGATTGCCTTTACACGATACAGCATGCAGACATTAACCACACGCGCCAGGACGAACCGCTTGTCGATTGCGCTGCCGGGTGTCGTTTCAACCCAGCCGCCGGCCCGCCAAGCGGCATATGGCACCTTGTCGCGGCGCTCCCTTTCAGTGATCTGATCGCCCGGAATCCAGAAAAACACCTTCTGCCGCCACACCGGATCACTAGATGTAGGCTCGAAAAGCAGCGCGAGTGCGGTCAGGTCAGTCGTTGACGACAGATCGAGTCCGGCATAACAGGTCCGGCCCTCCAGCAGGCTGTCGTCGTAGTCCTGATCCTTTGCCGCCATCCAGACATCAGCGCCGATCCACGGGCTCTCGGCGTCGGTCCATTGGCAGAAGTTCAGCCGCCGGACGATTGCCTCCTTGGCGGGCATCCCGGTGGCCTCGCGGACCTGCTCCTCGATGTACCGCTCGGGGATCGTCACGCCCAGCAGCGGGTTCGCCTTGACCCAGCAGCCCTTGTCCTGGAACGGGTCGTCCTTCTCATCCAGCGCGCAGACGTAGCCAAAGAACGAGTCGTCCTCGACCAGTCCCTCTGCCACCCGGATGGCGTACTCGTGATACGACCAGCAGACGCTCTGGCGGTCTGTCCCGCTGTTGGTGATCAGGAACATCAGGGCCTGCCTGCGGCCCTTGGTGCCCGCCCGCATCATCTCGAGCATCAGCCCGGTGCGGTGCTCGTGCACCTCGTCCAGCAGCGCCACGTGAGGCCTGGGGCCCGACTGGGCGTTGTCCGCGGCGATCGGCCGGAAGAACGAACCCGACCGCAGGTGCGCCAGGTTCCAGACCGGGTTCCTGCCCGATCGGACGAGCTGGGCGTTCAGGTGCGGCGACTGGTCGACCATCGCCACCGCGTCCCGGTAGAGGATCATTGCCTGATCCTTCTTGGTGGCCGCGGCATAGACCTCTGCGCGCGACTCGCCGTCCGCAGTTAGCCCGTACAGGCCGACAGCGGCAGCTAGGGGGCTTTTCCCGTTCCCTTTCCCTTGCTCAATGAACGCGATGCGAAACCGGCGAGTGCCGTCCTGCCGCATCCACCCGAATATCGAGCCGGCAATGAATGCCTGCGATTCATGCAGGCGAAATGGGACTCCCTCGAACTCGCCGCCATTCAGGCGCAATACGATTTCGCAGAAGTCGAAGAACCGCTGCGCAGCTTCAGGATTCCAGACCAGCCCACGCGCAGGCCCGTGCTTCAGGTCATTCAGATGACGTTTGCACTGGGCTCTTACATGGGGGCCTGCAACGATTTCACCGGAAACGACCGCCTTGGCATAGGCGGTGGTTCGATCGTCAATTGAAGAAGCGGGCTGCTGGGTCTTCTTCGCGTTCGGTCGTGTCAAAGGTAGTGACTTTGGTGCGGCTCGTCGGGGTGAATCCCATGTCGGAGCAGAGCTTTCGCAATGCCTCGGCCTGCTTGGTCATCTGGCCATACCAGGGCGATTGCATGACGTTGCCGGACTCGCTGATGATCGTCGTGCCCTCCTCCTGAACCTTCTGCAATGCCTCACGCCATGCGGAGTAGGTCGTGCAGTAGAGAACAAAGATTGCCGAGTCCATTCGCGACAGGACACCAGCCGGACAGGCACTCATCATCTCGTGCCAGGCAAAGATCGCCATGTCATCGAACCAATCCGGCGGGGTGTCGGTTATCGATTCAGGGATCGGCTCGTCGCGATTGATGGGAACGCGACCGCGCTTTCCGGTCACTTTCTTGATCGCGGTTGGGATTCGTGGCTTGGGCATGCCCTATATCTAGGGTTTGAATGCAACCACTCTGAAGATGGGGGAACGGTCGGTCAAGGGCCCAGGGGGTCAGGAGCTTTTGACCACCCCCCCCTAGTCTAAGGGAGCCACTGCGCCCTTCCCCCGGGTTATCGAGGCTTAAAAGCGGGTTCCTGCGGGTTATGCGATGGGTTAATCGTCGATCGAATCGCGATTTAAAAGTTTCATCGCATCTGCTGCCGTGCTTCGTGCACTATCTGGCTTCGCACCGCTTTTCGGCGAGTGCAAAACCCGGAGAAAACACCGTGAAAACAGCAGCAAAGAAAACCCTCGGATACGTTGTGTATGAAGGTCCGTCGGCGATCGATGGCGCACCGATCGCTGTCATCTGCACTCTCGACAGTGCGAACGACAAAACGGGGAACATGGTCCAAACTTGGATTTTGCGAACGGACGTCAATCCGGTCGAGGCACTGCAGACCGGCGCCGATGTTTCAATATGTGGCGAGTGCCCGCACCGCCCGATCCTCGCACGTGCTACGGGTGACGCTCCCTGCTACGTGCAAGTCGCGAAAGCACCGCTCGGCATCTGGCATGCATACCATCGTGGTCGGTACGATCGAGTCTCTCCCCGTGCTGCCGCGCGCCTGCTGTCGGGTCGGACTATCCGCATCGGGTCATATGGTGACCCGTTCGCTGCACCGTATTCGGTTTGGTGGGAGGTGACCCGGTTCGCTGCGGGTTGGACCGGATACACACATCAATGGCGCGTCGCACCGGTCGAATGGGCATACCTTGTAATGGCATCGGTCGACAGCACCGACGAGCGTGACATCGCCCATGCCATGGGATGGCGCACATTCCGGGTGTCCGTCGGGGTTGACGTCCGACCGGGTGAGATTAGTTGTCCCGCGTCGGACGAAGGTGGGAACCGGGTGCAATGTATCGATTGCAAACTGTGCGCAGGACAGCAGAAACGCGCGAAAGACATCGTCATTGCCGACCACGCCACCGGTGCAGCGACCCGCGTCGCACGTCGGACCATCGCCATCGCCGTCGCGACCATCTGACCATAGGGGAACAGACCATGAAAATCGCACAATGGAACATGATCGACGATCAGATCGTCGCGACCGACTCGGCAGGAACCGTGCTCGTTCGACAGCCCGTCGCACGTGCCGATACGGGCTATCTCCGCGCTGCCCTTGAATGGAATGACCCGAACGGGGATTTCGACGGCATGGAACATCGATCGCTTGAGCTCGCGTTCCGTCTGATGTTCGCGGGCTAATCGAACGGGAACCGACAGCCCCTAGCAGCAGGGATGCTCTAGGGGCTGTCTTCGTTTCGCCTGCTGCCTGCTGCTGCCTGCTGCTGCCTGCTGCTGCTGCCTGCTGCCTGCTGCCTGCTGCCTGCTGCTGCTGCTGCCTGCTGCTGCCTGCTGCTGCTGCCTGCCTGCTGCCTGCTGCCTGCCGGTGCTGCCTGCCGATGCCTGCCTGCTGCTGCTGCCGATGCCTGCCTGCTGCCTGCTGCCTGCTGCTGCTGCCTGCTGCCTGCTGCTGCCTGCTGCTGCCTGCTGCCTGCTGCCTGCTGCCTGCTGCCTGCCGGCCCGCCGACGAAGAATCAAGCACTTACACGGGTTACGCCATTTCGGGCCCGATGCTCCCCTTATGTGCACGCTCGCCCGGGAAACCCCCTCAGCACTATTTCAAAAGGAAAACGGAGTCGAGCACATCGGGCCGGCCTGCCTGCAGATCGATGGGACGGGCCTGCCGTGCCGACGGGAAATCAAGCACTTGCACCGGAAACGCCATTTCGGGGTCGACGCTTTCCCTACGTGTGCGCCTGGCGGGGGAACCCCCTCAGCACTATTTCAAAAGGAAAATCGGGCCAGGAAAATCGGGCCGGCCCGGCACCTGGTGCGCGCCTGGCGCGGATCGACCCGCCAGGGCACGGGCGGGCTGTCGTCCTGGCCGGTCTCGCCTGGGCGCGACGGACAATCAAGCACTTGCACGGGAAACGCCATTTTGGGGCCGCAGCTCCACCCATGCACCCAGCTGGGCGGGAAACCCCCTCAGCACTATTTCAAAACCAAATCGGGTTGCCCAATCCCTCCCAGGCCGGCAACCTTCACCCACGAGCATCCGCACCGGAGAGCTCAGAACAGGAGCGCACCATGACTGAAATCGACGCACGCATCCATTACCGGGTCGACCCGGACTACATCCGCCACCTGATGGACAAGGCGGGCCTGTCCCAGCGTGAATTCGCCCGGCTGATCGGGGTCAACGATGCGACGGTGCGCCGCTGGGTGATGTACCCGCCGCGGGCGGAGATGCCGTACACCGCCCAGGTGTGCCTCGAGATCCTCGTGGATCGCATGGCCGAGCGCATGCGTGCGGAGCGGGAAACTGCTGCCGTGGATCAGGAATCCGCGCCGGATCACCAGGCCGGCTAGCACCTGGTCGACGTTGAATCAGGCACTTACGCGAAATACTCCAGATTGGGCCTGTCGCTTATAGACGGGTCCATTCATTTCCGAAAACCCACTCAGCACTATTTCAAAACCAAATTGGATTGGCCCAATTCGCCCGGGCCGATTCATCCTTTCGCGCTCAGATTCCAATGGTGGCCAGCATCAGTCGGTATTCCGTCAATGCCTGCGCCGCGAATGAATCCCGACTTTTCCAATTGCTGCTTGTCGCTGTCATGGCATGGCTTGCATACCGGCTGCCAATTGGAGCGATCCCAGAACAGCTTGCGGGCGGCCTCGATCTTGCGCTGATCCTTGGCATGCAATGCCTCGCGCATCCGGTGCGCGCGGATGTGGTCAACGACAGTGGCCAGCGTCGCCCTGCCCTTCGCCTCGCACAGGGCGCACATCGGGTGTGCCTGCAGGAACGCGGCCCGAGCGCGCTGCCACCGTCCGTCGTAGCCCCTGGCTGCGGTCTTCATTCGTCGCCGTACCGTTCGCGGGCCCACTCGTTGCGCCCGAGCCCGTAGTCGTCCGCGATGTCGATGGCGAAGTCCTGCTCGTCGCGCATCTCCTCCAACCGGCTTCTGGCCTCTGCCCGCTTCTGGAGCCCCTCGCGGTCGTTGCGGGAGGCGGGAGGCGTGGCCGGCTGCTTCATCACCCGCGGGAACCGCTTGGTCGGCGTGCGGGTCAGGGGCGTGTCGATGGTCGCGGGCGGTGGCACTTTGGTCTTGGTCTTGACCGCTGCCCGCAGGACTTCTCCGTCATCGAACCGCATCACCTCCTGCGTGACGAACTTGCCGCGGCATTTCAGGCACTGGCGCTTGCGCAGGATCACCGACTCGGAGATGGACTCGCTGCGCGTCTCGGTGACCTTGGTCGGGCCGCCGCACTGGCATCGCATCATGGCTTCACCTCGCGCTTGTCGAGCCAGTCGAGGGAGAGCCGGACGATGGCCGGCATGGTGAGCATGTTGGCGGGCTTGCCGCCATTGCGCAGGGATCGCATGGTGATTGACTGGATGATTGCCGGGGCGTAGCTGATGAGCTGCGGCTCGGGTTGGCCTTCGTTGGTGCCGCCAAGGGCATCGATCAGGGACTGGGTGGCACGCTCTACCCGCCATGGGTACATGCCAGTCCTGCGCGCCTCGATCAGGTCGAGCACCGCGCTCTTTGCTGCAGTGGCGAGATCTGTCACGACAGGTCGACCCTCCTCATGCGTCCGGTGTCGGCCCAGCCGTGCACCTCAATGCGGATGCCGGCTTCGCGGACCCGTGGCAGCAGCTCGGACTCGGTGATCTTCTTCACCCTGGAGGCGACGTTGGACATGGAGGTGACCTGCACGCCCAGCACTTCGCCGCGACGGATGGCCAGCAGGTCGACGAAGTTCCAGAGGTCGACCTTCCAGACCTTGAGCTTGCCGGGCGCGCCGACCCGCTTGGTCTGCTCCACCAGCTCCACGTGGTAGCCCTCGGTCCTCAGCCAGTCGGTGCTGCGCTTGGTTGGTGATGCCTTGCTCAACGAATCACCCCTTGGAGGCGATCAGCAACGAGCTGCGCATATCCGGCTATGTCTGTCCACGAGTCGGCGTAGTCCGGGTCGCCGTTCACGATGCGGCCGATCTTGTGGCAGATCATCTCGAGGGCCTCGGTCTGATCGTCCTCGAGGATCTTGTTGTGCGCGGTCAAGTGCTGGTTGATCGCTTCCTTGAGCGCCTGCGTGATGCTTGCGTGGTCAATGAAGCGCCCATAGCGCGATCCGCGCTCGGCTAGTACTGCGTCGACGGACACCTTGGTCACTGCTTTCTCCTGTGCGCGAATCTCTTGCCGCGGCACTTCTCTCGTGCGATCGAGATGGCCCACGGACCCTTGTTGAGCCGGTACGCACTGTCGTGAGCGCACACCGGTGCATCTGCTTTGGCGTGCTCCGGGTACTCCTCCCAGGCAGGCGATCTAGGCAGGCAGTACAGACAGAGCCTGCAGTCCGGCTTTTCGTCGGCGGGCAAAACGGGCCGCTGAGGCTTCCGCTTGTGCTGGTACATCACTTCGTCCGTCCGCGTCCCGTGGCGAGCTTGTAGGCCCCTTCTCGTCGATCCTTGGGGCACTCATCCGACCCAGGCTCATACGAAAACTCGGCGCAGGGTCGTTTCGGGAGGGTTCGCCAGAGCGAGCACCACGTGCCGAGGGCCGACCAGGCCGAGTGCTGGCAGGACAGGCAGGTCATGCCGCGGCGAACCGGTTGACGCGCTCGAACCGCTCGGCCCAGTGCTCGGGTGGCGTGCGGCCAAGGTTGTGCAGTGCCCGCAGGGCCGTCGTCTCGGTCATCGCGGCGATGCCGTCTTCTCGGGCGTCGATCCGCTCGAGCACCCGGTACGCCCAGCGGGCCCGGTCGTTGCCGGCGGGCTGGGTGACGGCTGCCACCGCCTTGCGGGCAAGGGCGGCACCGGCTGCGATCTCCTGCTCGGTGCGGGCGGGGGCCGGCAGCGCATGCTGGTGCTCGGGCCTGCGCACGGAGTCGCGCACCAGGGCGACGAACTCGGGCAGCGTGGGCGGCCAGCCGTTGCCGTGCTCGGCCAGATCGCGCACCGCGTCGCCAACAGCCTGCAGCGGGTACTTGCCCAGCGCCTCGCGCCAGACCCGGTTGCGATCGTCGGGGTGGACGCCGCCCCAGGCCTGCGCGGTCTTCTGCGCGCCGTAGATCATCGTGAACCGGTCGAAGAGCCGGTCAATTGCGTGCGAGGGCAACATGAGCCGGCACCTCCATGTCGAGAATCGATTCGTCGATCCAGCGCCTGTTGCGGCCGGTGATCTCGGCGATCACCTCGGCCTGCTTCTCAAGCGCGGTCTTGTACGGCTGGGCCATCGGCCGCAGCGGCAGTCGCTCCTTGCGGACCCATGTGCGCCATGCCGCGGGCCAGGACTTCATCGTCGAGCCCTTGGCCAGGTGGTAGTCGCGGAAGGTGGCGGCCACGGTCTCGACCGCGAGGTCGGCGCGCTCCTGCCGGCACCAGTCGAATTCGTCCTGTCCCGGGAACCCATCCGGGATGGCTCGAGCACGGGGGGTCTTGGCAGCGTCAGCTGCGTTCTGCCCTCTCTCTTTTTCTCTTGGTTCTTGGTTACTGGTTCTTGGTTCTTGGTTAGGTTGAGGTTTTGCCACGACTGGTGAACGACTCGTGCACGACTCGTGGTCTTCTGAGCACGACTCGTGGTCGACTCGTGCACGTTTCGCCTGTTCCCTCGCGATGGAGACACGCCTGTTCGTTTCAGCCTTTGCGCGGTACTCGGCGATCTCTTCAGCGATCCGCTTCTGCACGTAGCGACCGTCCTCGAGGGTGAAGAACCGGCGCAGGACGAACTCGACCGCCTCGACCTCCTCCTTCGAGGACGCCCATGTCCACTCGATTGCCTCCTCGATGGTCGGGAACTGCTCACGGTCGTAGCAGCAGTCGATCAGCAAGTTGTAGACGCCGTGCTGCAGGATCGACAGGCGACCGGTCTTCTTCGCGTAATCGCCGAGGTTCCGCTTGTAGTAGTGCATCAAGCCGCCTCCCGCTGCACCAGCCGGTACTGGGCGAACCGCTTGCCGTTGGCTTCGACCTTCTCGGAGACGATCGTGTAGCCGGCCTGGCGCAGATCCAGGACACGGGCGGCCAGACGGAAGCAGCCGAACTCCCTCAGGGCGTCCATCGGCGTCAGTGGCCCTTGCTTGAGGGCGATCAAGATGCGCGCCGACTGGCTGCGCCGGTCTTCGTTTGGTTCGGTCATTGCGTCTCCTAGCCCGAAAGGACTAGCTGGGTTCGTTCAGCTACCGGCTGGCTCGTCTGGTGAGCCTGGGGTGACTAGACTGCTGTCTATGCGTACAGCACTCAATCGGGGTAGATGTCGGGCCGCAGGCGTTGCCTGGGGACACCTGTTGCCGCTTCCACGGCAAGGACGCGCTCTGCGGGAACGCGGTTCCACTGGTGGACCGTCGCCTTGTTCAGACCGAGCTTCGCCGCGAGCGATGCGTATCCGCCGGCCAGGGCAACGGCGGCGACAAGGGCCGGGCTGCGGTCTTGCTTTGATTTGGTTTCTTGTGTCATGCGTGAAGTTTGTCACAACCAAACTTACGCAGTCAAGAATTTCCCAACTTCGTAACCCCAGTTCTGGGTTAGGGTTTGGGTATGGACATAGGCGACCGCATGCTTAAGGCCCGCAAGCAGGCCGGACTGACTCAGCAACGAGTCGGTGAAGCCATTGGTGTCCACAAGTCGTCGGTCAGCCAGTACGAATCGAACCAGTCCAGGCCGACGCTTGAGAACCTGGTGGCGTTCTGCGAGCTGACCAACATCAGCCTGGATTGGTTGATTTTGGGCCGCGAGACGCCAAAAAACAGCATCGACAAGCGCATCAACGACCTGCCTGAAGCACTGCGCGAGTACGTCATGGAAGCTCTCAAGCTGGCCGAAAGCGCGAAGCAGGTGCTACCAGTTCAGTTCCTGCGCGCTCCTACATCCGAGACGTACCTGGAGTTCTCTGACCTGCTTGCCAAGCTCCCGAAGGACACCCGGAAGGTGGGTGGCTGAAAAAATTTTGCCGTCGAAGTTTGGTTTTACTTGACATCTAGTTTGGCGTTGCCATACACTCTCCTCCATGCCGCACCGCTTGCGGCTCGGAGGATCGATGAACAAGCAGACACTGGCAGAGCGCATCGCCGAGGCAATCCAGTACTCGGGCAAGCTGAACAAGCACATCGCGGTCGAATGCGGCGTCACGCCGGCTGCGGTGACCGGCTGGCTCAACGGCGACATCCAGAGCCTGAAGAGCCGCTCGGCCGCTCTTCTCGGTGCGGCGACTGGCTACAGGACCGAGTGGATCGTCTTCGGTAGCGGCCCTCGGATGCTGGACGACGAGAACGCGTCAGATCAGCACGAGTCACCCAAGACGCTCTCGTCGCAGGGAGACCTGCCCAGCCTGTCGCACCTCGTCATGGCCCTGAGCCTCGCCTCCCAGCTGCTCGACGAGCTCGAGCCGCAGATGACCGAGCGCCAGCGCACCTTGGCCGCACTGGTCACCGAGGAGCTGGCATGAGCGCCAGCCTCCAGATCCACGCCGACGACGGCCTGAGCATCTCGGTGCGAAACGTCTCGGTCGAGGGATGCCGCCCGTTTCGGATGCTGGTCCTGCAGGCCGGCGATACGCGGGTCGATGTCTTCCTCCCCTGGGACTACGTGCCGCACATCGAGCTGCCCGAGTCCATGCGAGCCGAGGTGGCTGCATGAACGCCCGCCAGATCCTCGAGCAGTCAGGCCGCGCCCCCGTGCTGGGCTGGTGCGACAAGCGCCCGGATTCGGTCCGCGTGAGCCTGACCCACACCGACATCAAAGAGACCTTCAAGCGCGTCCAGGCCGCTCTGGAGGCCACCAAGCAGCAGCAGGCCAAGGAGGCCGCATGAGCCCGCATATCCACGCACAAGGTTGGCGCGAAGTGAACAAGTCCCGTCAGATTGACCGGTCGCGAGACGACTGGCTCGAGCAGTTCAACGCCTTCGAGGGCATCCTGCGCGCCGCCATCTGGGGCGCAACGATCTGGGTCGTGTTCGCCCTGCTGATGATCTGCGCCTGGGGGGTGATGGCATGAAGTCGCTCGCAGCCGCCCTGGTGAAGGCCCAGGCAGAGATCGACGGGGCAGTGAAGTCGTCCTACAACCCAGCGTTCAAGACCAGGTACGCGGACCTCGAGTCGGTGATCTCGGCGGTGCGCCCTGCCCTGGCCAATCACGGCCTGGCGTTCGTACAGGAAGTCACCGAGCGCGAGGCGGGTGGCCTGTACGTCGAGACGGTCATGCTGCATGAGACCGGTGAGTCGTACCGGTGCGGCAAGCTGCCGATCCCGGTGAACAAGCAGGACGCGCAGGGCTACGGCAGCGCGATCTCTTACGGGAAGCGATACAGCCTCGCTGCGGCGTTTGGCGTGCCGCAGACGGATGACGATGGCGAGGCAGCCAGCCAGCGCCCTGTGGCGGCTCCTGCGGCCCCTGCGCAGCCGGTCTCGCCCGTCGAGGCGAACCTGATCCTCGACTCGCTGCGTGAAGCTGCGCTCGAGGGTGCTGCTGCACTCACCGAGCGGTTCAAGAAGACGCCCAAGGGTGCTGCGAAGAACGCGGTCTGGGCCGAGCACGGTGATTCGCTGAAGGCAGCGGCCACGAAGGTCGACACCGAGCACAAGGCCAGCGCGGCATGACGGACGACGAGAAGGCGGCATGGCTCTCTTCTCGAGCCGGCAAGCTCACGGCCTCGCGGATGGCTGATGCGATGGCGCGCAAGAAGGACGGCAGCGACACGGCAGACCGATTCGGACTCAAGAAGGAGCTTCTGGCCGAGCGGCTGACCGGCGATTCCGTGCCGCACTACGTCAATGCCTTGATGCAGTGGGGCCTCGACCAGGAGCCGATCGCAAAGACCGAGTACGAGCTGGCCACGGGCGAGCTGTTGATGCCGTGCGGGTTCATCGATCACCCAGAGATCGACATGTTCGGCGCGACGCCTGACGGGCTGATCGATGGCGGGGTGATCGAATTCAAATGCCCGCAGACGACCACGCACCTGGGCTGGGTGCTGGCCGGTGGAGTGCCTGACCAGCACAAGCCGCAGATCCTCGCCCAGCTGGCCTGCACTGGCCGGGAGCGCGCGGTGTTTGTGAGCTTCGATCCGCGCATCCGAGATCCGCGCCGCCAGCTCTACATCGTCGAGTGGACGCCGAAACGCGAGGAGATCCAGCGCGTCGAGGAAGAGGCCGCGAAGTTCCTGGGCGAGGTCGAGAAGATGTTCGCGCAGATCACGGAGATGGCGTGATGCGCGACTTCCCAAAGCCGCTGATCACGGTGCAGATGGCATCCCGGGTGATGACGCGAAACGTCGCATTCATCACGCCCGAATCGAAGCTGCTGATCGCGGTGCTCTCCCAGGCATTCGCGGACACCCAGCTCGACAAGGAAAGAGCAAGCGCGATTCGCTTCTTCAGGTCCGTGGCATTGGACTGGATCTGCGATCCGATTGGACTGGAGCCCGGCTTCATCAAGGAGATCGCGGTGAAAGGCGGTTTTGTACCCGAGTCGTTTCTCAATTCAGAAGGTGATTGATATGGCAGTGAAATACGAAGTCTGTGCACGCGGCGAAACCTACAAGACCAGTTCCGGCGAAGAGAAGTCGCGGTGGATCAAGTGCGGCATTGTCGTCGAGACCAAGAACGGCTTGGCGATGAAGCTGGAATCGGTGCCGGTTGTCACCGACGGCTGGTTCTCTTTCTTCGAGCCCAAGCCGCGAGAGGATTACCAATCGCAGCAGCCGCGGCGACAGAGCGCACCAGCTTCATCGAGTGCGGCCGACATGGACAGCGATATTCCGTTCTGATCATGCCCGGCTTTTACGACGACGACTGGGTTGAGCAGGAAATGCTCGCGGCTGAATTGGCCGAGCACCGCTACCAGCGAAACCTGGCGAATCACCCGGACTGCATTGACCCAGATCACCCCGGGTGCGCGGGTTGCGAGGATGAGTACGAGAGCTGAATAGTCGTTTTCAGCGGTCAGGGACCACCCTGACCGATGCGAATGACGCATCACATCCTGAATCAGACCACACACAGGAAAAGAAAATGGCAATGCAAACCGCTTCAATCACCGTGTCGGGATTCTCTCCTCTGCTTTTGAATAATCCGCAGACTGTTGACAGATTCAATACCTACGCACGGCAGATGAAGTCGATCAACGACAAGAAGACGCGCCGCACCGATGACGATTACCTTGAACTCCGCAAGCTGGAATTGTCATCCAAGATCTACTTTGACAAGGAAGTCGGAGTTTATGCGCCGTCGACTTGGCTGAGCGAATCGATTGCCTGCTCCGCATTCTCGACGGTCAAGGTCGGTCGCGACAAGATCCGCGGCGCACTGTTCGTTGTCGGAGAGAAGATGAAGCTCAAGTACGAAGGCCAGGACAAGGTGAAAGCGATGTCCGACATAGTTTTGAATACCTTCTTCCACAAATCGATGGCACTTCCTCAAGGCCAGGTGCGTGTTGTGAAGGTATTCCCGATCTTCCATGACTGGTCATTCTCATCGCGAGTCGAGTTCGATGACGCAATCATCGATCTCGGAATGCTGAAGCGGGTGTGCGAATCGGCTGGCAAATATGTCGGATTTGGCGATATGCGGCCGACTTTCGGTCGCGCGAAAGTGGAGGTTCAGAGTGTCTGATGTGATTGCTGTTGCCGATGGGCGATCGAGGAAAGAAGTGCACCAAGACTTCTTCTCTGAGCTTTACGTCCGCGGCCTGCTCGAATTCGGCTCGGTGTTTGAGCGAACGATCGTCCATCTGCTTCTGGACATCGAAGTCCCGGAGATTGGAACTCGGGCTGAATTCAGGCGCGTCGAACTCTTGGAGCTGGGTGCAATGGATTACGTGCGCGGAGAGTTGCTGAAGGTTGGGCGATATCTCGCCGGCACTCCGAGCGGATATCGGGTTCTGCTTCCGTCAGAGAACCAGGTGCAAGTCGAGCATTACATCCAGTCCGCATCGCGCAAGCTGTCTCGCGCGTACATGCTGTCGAAGAACACGCCGACGGAATTCCGCCAGCATGATCAGACACAGGCTCGGATTGAATTGATGAAATCAGGTCGATCGCGCTTTACCGGCGACGGAGCGAGTTTGTCCTGAGTGCATTGCAAGAAAGTGAATGGCAGTGCAACGCAAATCAGCGCACGGTGTAGCAGAGCAACGCGGGCCGCTTCTTCGCAGAGGTGGCGGTCCGAGTCGCTTTCTGGACTCGAGAGCATCGCATCACAGCGCATTGCAGTGCATGGCAGGGCAGTGCACGGCAGCGCAAGGCATCGCAATGCAGTGCAATGCAAAGCATCGCAATGCAGTGCAATGCAAAGCAACGCGGCCAGTCCATCACGGTGGACTCGCCGAGTCGCTTTACGGACTCAAATGCACTGCAGCGCAGGGCAAGGCAAAGCAGGGCAGCGCAACGAAAAGCAACGCGGCCAGTCCATCACGGTGGACTCGCCGAGTCGCTTTCTGGACTCGAGAGCAAGGCATGGCAAGGCAGCGCAAAGCAGAGCAGAGCAGCGCATCGCAATGCAAGGCAACGAAAAGCAACGCGGCCAGTCCATTACGGTGGGCTGTCCGAGTCGCTTTCTGGACTCGAGAGCAGGGCACCGCAACTCGGCGCAACGCATGGCAGAGCAGGGCAGAGCAGGGCACGGCAGCGCAATGAAAAGCAACGCGGGCAGTCCAGCGCGCTGGATTGTCCAGGTTGTTTTAGCAGTAGCAAGGCAGGCGAGGCGGGGCGAGGCTAGGAGTGGCTCGGCATGGCCAGGCGGGGCACGACACGACACGGCAGGCAATTGAATCGGATACCAGGAGATCTCGTGACACAGGAAGAATTCAGCGAATGGCTTGCAGAGCGCACCACAGAGGACGGCGAGTGCCTGATCTGGACCCGCGGGGTGAATTCCAGCGGCCACCCGGTCGGAACGGTGAACGGGAAATACTCGCAGTCG